ANAGTAGGGAGGGGGTAGAAACCGGATGAATAACAACACAAAAATTCGCCCGGAAAGCCACGGAATACGCTGGATTCAGGCTAAAACATAAAATTCTTGAATTCCGGACAGTTTTGGCATGAAATTGGGTAATTATGCCTATTAATATTGGAAAAATAGCCTCTGTAAATGCTGAATAAATACCGATTTAAGGCTGTTTATTCGATCATCGGACCCGGTTTAAAACCCGCGTCAAATAATCCACCGTCACGTTTTCAACCAACAATTTATCGCTATCCGGAAAGCCGACCAGCTCCCGCTTGGGTAATCCAGGATGATTCACCCGCTTCCTTACAATGCCCGCAAAAGACAACGCTTTTTTCTCTTTTGGGACAATCGTATAAGGATCGGTTCCGCCATGATGCCATCCTGCTAACTTCGCATCTCTTGCACCATCAAACCCCATAATTAACGTATCGCTCGAAACTTGATAATTAAAACTAGCCAGCATACGACCGGTATTCCTCAAAACTCCACCCCGTTTTGAACGCACTTTTCTAGCCGTTTCGATGCTTAGAGATTTTGATTTTCGGAAGGATTCATCCTGGTTCTTCCAAACCGCACTACCCAACGTGAGTGGCGATAAAGGCTTCCAATAATTACCTTCAGGATCAACACCCTGAGCATGTCGCCGCCGATTAACTCGCAACAACTCTTCCCCTATGCCGCCCAGCATTTCATCCGGCGATGCAATTTCCCTGCGAGCGGCTTCTAAAACTCGATCCAAATGGCTGGTTTCGAATTCGATTTCAAATTGCATAATCTTTACCCTTATATATAGTAAGCATGTGGCGATAGGAGACTGGCCGACTGTACGGCAGACCCAACCAAAACCACAGACCGGTTTACAGCACCAACCGGTCGTTACCTCTTAAACAGCAACCGACCAATCCGTTGTTTGTCGAAATACTTAAGCCGCTGTTTTGCCGAACTCGGTTCAGCCATAAATGCGGTAGATCCAAACCATCCGGTTTTACCCCATTCAAATGCAGAAATAGCAAACTCCCCGGTTCCATCAACTTCAAAAGCACGTAAGTAACGCCGTTTTAGCCGCCAGCGCTTGGGCTGCTCTGGGTTTTTATTGGACCAGCTTTGATCTTCCTCCCATTGCCACCATATTTCATCCGGTTCGATTATCGCCATCGCCAGTAAATTGGCATATTGCATTCGATCTGCCTTTTCTGGTTTTGCCAGACACTTAAAATCGCCTTTTCCATCCTCGAACAAGGCCTTGGTGATCGCCAGCGTACTGCCCGCTGCATCGGTAAAGGCCGCACCTTCTTCCATTGTCGCGCCGAAAATAGATAAAAACTCCTCAACTGCCACTTCAGGTGCCACATCAGCCGGCAACAAAATATTAGGTGAAACCTTGGTCGGTTTCGGCATGTCCGGCACCTTAAAACCCGTCGGCCACGGCTTATCCCGTTGCTTTAAAACCGCATCAAATCCCGTCAAAGGCGGCACCGTCAGCGGCTCCAGATAGGCTTTACCCGGATTGTAAGCAAACCCAGGATCTATCCCTTTAGGCACCTTCACACTGCGCGGCGTCGCACCTTTACTACCCACTGTCTTGGTTTCCCACTCAATCGGTGGCGCGGTATCCGGTCCGGTTTTACCTTTCGCCTCCCATGCTTGGCGCGCAGAATATTCACTGATCGCATTGACACGGCACTTGCAGCCCCAGCCATTTTGGGGAAAATGACTATCCCACCAAACATCGTCTGCCGACAAAATCAAACCATCCCACGCCTTATGCACCAAACGCGGATGCTCAAATGAAGTGTGGTCATACTCCCAATACGGGTTTAAATGCTTGACCGCTACCATTTGCTGATAACGGCCCGCGTTGTAAGACTGATTGATATTGGTGTCATAGATCACCTTGCTACGCCAACCCGGCGAGCCGTTGTAGCTCCAGCCATGCTTAGCTACAATCTCATCAAATCGTTGCCGAAAATCCTCATACCCGCCGCCGTTCTGCTTGGCGTCGAATATTGCATTATAAAAATCCTCAACCAGGTCATCGCTGGCAGCGCCCGCCACTACAAATGCATGGCTGTGTTGCTGTTGCCAAATGTCCGTCCAACCGGACGTAGGCAACTGGATCTTGTTACGATAAAAATCAATCGCCTGACTAAACGGCAACTTGGCAGGCAAATCGGTCATAGCTCTATTTCCCACAGCGCCAGCGAGCCCGTGGTACGGATCACGCGACCGCCATAGGGCACTTTGCGGCCCACCTTGCGCCAACAATACACCAACGAAAATCCGGCGGTGATCAATTCTATTTTTAGTTCAGCGAGATCGGTCCGCGTCAATTTTCGCTGAGTTAAATCGGCCGACAACAACACCGCATCCGGGCCGATTTTGTCCACTTTAATCACCGACACAAACGGATCGGCGTTTTCAAACTGATGGCCATTGTCGTAAGTGCGGGCTATCCCTTGCGTCCACTCAACATGCACGGTCACGATGCACCGCCAATCTCACCACGCCCCGCCAAATGAGCCGCCGCCATGCCCAACTGCAACGCATCACCCCAAGCGGCAGCACTTAAATTCAACGCCTCGATACCGGCAATCGCCTCATCAAATGAACCTGCTTCAGCCACTACCGCCGCAATCTGCTGAATCGCCGCCTGTTCATGTGGCATGCATAGTGCCGCCAGCTGCTGACTGTAATTGCTGACGATATCGCCGTCCTGCTGTTGCTTGGCCAGCGCCGCCAGCCGGGATAATGCAGTATTGGCCGGTGATGGCGTAACCATTTTCCCGACACCGGTCAAAAGCTTAGCTTCCTTACCGGCTCTTGGAATCTGCAAGGCGGTATGCGCCCACTCCACATCAATCTCCAGCCCCATCGCCGCGCCTTTTTCCAGTACGTCAACCAAGGCTTTTTGATCGACCTCATCAGCCGTGTCGTACTTAAACACCGGCATGCGGTCATCGGGGAACATGCCATTCAACCGCACAATAGGCTTGATGATCTGGCTATTAGTGGTTGGCTCGATCTGCCGCACATCGTGCAGCATAATCTCCCGCCGCACCTTGTCATGAATCACGCCCAGCGCATTGGTGCTGGTCTTGCCGTCCGCCTGGCTGGTCAGCGTACCGCCCAAAATCGCCAGCGACTGTTTACGCTCCCAATATTCCGTAGCGTTTAAAAAATCGTCGACTTTACCGGTCTGCGAGCTGATGAAATCAATCGACATGGTGCTGGGCACAATGCCAGCACCATCATTGCCCAAATTGCGCACCGCCTTCAGCAGCTGGTCGCGTTCGGTTTTGCCGATGCCGCTGGGATATTTACCCAAGCGTAGCGGCAAACCATACACCTCTAAAAACCGCTGCATGTCGCGGATGTTGTACGCCTTATAAGCATAGGTCCAGGCCAACACCCGAAACAAAGCCGATTGCTCGATATACCCGGACTTGGCCCGATGCTCATGCACCACCCAGCCCCAGTCGCGCAGCGGTTCCGGCAGACCGTTTTTAAGATACATCAGCTCGCCGGTCTTGATATCGATCTGCAACTCGCGTTGCGGTACCCAGTGCAAAGCCTTGGGTACCCATTCGGCACCGGTGCGCCAATCGATCTCCAGCGCCGCCAGACCTTTGCCAATCGCATCAGTCAAATCATACTGCGCATCCTCAAAACGCGGGATCTTGCACAGCATGTCTTTTAATTCCTTGGTGCGGTCTATCTCGGCTTGCGTGGCGTCCTCTTTGGGGTGCAAATCCCAACCCAGGCCGGTGACCGCCCGCCGGCGCTTGCCCAGCTCGCTGAAAATATGCGGATCTTGCTCTTCCACCAGTTCAAACAGCGTCGCCTGATCGGTGATATAACCCTGATCGGCCTGAGCAAAGGCACTGGCTAAGCGCGTCGGGTCCAGCGTGTTGACGCTCATGTAATTGAGCGCCGTGCTTTGCGTCGATCGTGCCCCGGCTTGCAGGGTTTCCAGGCCTTTTTTACTGACCTGGGTGAGTTTGGCGAGGGCGGCTTTGGCTTGTTTAATCATGGTTATACCTCTTCAAGATTGGCATCTTTCACAACTGCCATCACGAAGGGGGTGTTTTCTGTTCGTTCAAGTTGCAACACAGCTTTGTTTATTCCGTTCGCTTCACGAAGCGCGGTAATTTCATCAGGCTGATCGATTACATCGTCAGGCCCAATAATATGTACTACCCATCTTTTAATCATCATCCCAATCCTCATCATAATCGGCATTTCGCCGACTGGTAGACCGACGCTTGCCGCGACTGCTGCCCGCCGGTGTATAGATAAATTCGCCGCCAAACTGTTTGGCGATCTGCCACAGCATTTCCAGCGCGTCCGGGCCATCGTCGTGATCGGCTTCGGGCCAAAACTTCAATTGCTCGATCATCGTGGACTCGCTGCGGTGCAAGCGAATCAATCCGTTGTTGATATGCGGCTGCAGGCTGATGATGCGTAACGCCTTGTCGGTATCCGGCACGACCGGAATCCCTGGAAACGCAATGCCTTTCAGCGCCGCGCGCTTGATCAACTCGCTGTGCAAAAACGCCTGAAACTGCACGGTTTCCACCGCCCAGGCTAAACAACCGTACTCAGCTTGCAAATCAATCGCCCGGCTGATGATCAGATCCGGCACGCGGCGGGCGATATCGGCCTCCACCACATCCAGCACCATCTTTTTACGATCCAAACCGCCCACTAAAATGGCCGACGGGTCACCTTTGACCGTGCCTTTCTTGCCAAGCGACGGGTCAATCGAGCCGAAGAACACCCAGTCCGCCAAACGGTTAACCCAAAACTGAATAGCTTTAAACGGCGCGTTTTCATCGTTGCCGGCTTCGTTTTGCTGCTCTTGAGAAAACGAGTCGTGGTTGATCGCCCGCATGCACATCAAGCGGTACAGCGGCCGCACTTCCGGCCAGCTGCATACCGCGCCGGCATCCATCGCCTTCTTGTGCTTTTGGTAAAACGCCAGTGCTTCGGCTTCGAACCGCTCTTTTTCGTCATCCTCGCCGCTGCGGGTGTACAGCGCTTCCCACTGGTCCCAAAGGTCCATCCGGTCCGGCCATTTTAAAATTGAGCGGAACACTTTCCGCCGCCAACCCGGTGCACGGCTGACGCGATTAATCGCCGCGTCGTAATGCAAACTGGTTCCCACCCAAAACACATCCATGCCGCCGCCCGGACCGGCCAAGCCCAGCACTGCACTCAATACATACTTCTGCACCTTGTCGCGCTGGCCTTTGTCCTTGACGTTCTCATCGTTCTCCAGATCGTCCAAAAAGACCAGGTCAGGCCGGTAGGGGCCGTGTTTCATCCCCCGTATTTTCTTGCCGGTACCGCCAATACGAATCTTGATGTTGTTGGTGGAAATGGCCGTAGTCGCCTGCCATACCCGACCGCGACCGCACGCGTTTGGGAAATCCATCATCAACCGGGGATTGGTATCCAGCTCAGCCTTGATGCTTTCCAGCATTTCCGCCGCCTGCTCCTCGGTGTTCATGATGATGCCGATCATGTGCTTGCGGCCGGTGACGATGCACCACAGCGAACCCAACTGCGTTTCATACGTTGATTTAGCCTCGCCGCGCGGGGCTTGATGCACTTCGCGGGCGTCGGTTGGGCTGTCTATGCAATCGCCAAACCGCTGAAAAATAAATTCGTGAAACGCGCTGAAATGCGGTGTCGGGACGTAGTGCGGAAAATAGGTCTTGCAGAAAAAGCCATAATCCCACTTGGCTTTATCGCGCCGGATAGCACTCGCCGCCGGATCGGTCGCAAACGCCGCGCACTCCATCTCGATCTGATTGCGAATCTGCTCACCCAGCAAGGCCAGCTCGCGCTCAAACTCTTTCCAGTTTTTGACTTCCTGGATGTCGAGGGTTTCAGACATGGCTAAATCAACCTTATGACAATATTGGTGTTATCAAAGCCGTCGGCCCATAAGTTGCGGACAACAGTCCGCAATCCCATCAGCGGCACGTTGGTTTCGATCAATCGTTGTCCATAAACATCCAAAATTAACACCTCGTATCTATCCATACCGCCTCCCCAGCACTGCCCCAATGTCCTCCAAATGCGGCTGCAAGGCTCGCAATGCCGCAGGGTCCTTTTGCCTGAGCTCATCCGCGACAATTCGGAGCGTATCCAACGCAACCGACAAGCCGCTAAACTGCGGATTGATGCGGCTGAACGCCTTGCTAAACTTGGCATAGGCATCGGCCAATTGCGCTAACAGCTGGGCTTTTTCCGAGGCCGGAATCGGCGCGTTTTCAAGTTCCCGGGTCGTGGTAATCACCTGGCGGGCAAAATCCTCGACCAGCTGATTGTTCAGGTCATCAATGCCTTGCTCGCTGATCCGATACGCCGCACGGGCCGTGTCCCAGTCGTCGCCTTTTTTCTGCGCCAACGTTTTCCACGACCGCCCCGTGTCATAGCTCACCTTCACCGCGATACAGGCGCCATTAAGCGGCATGCCTTCGATATACAGGCGGCGGACGTGGGCGCGAACTTCCTGAGAATGTGCCATTACATGCGCTTAATCAGTTCGACGGCTGCCGCAGCCAAAGCACCCCCCGACGCCACCGGTCAGGGTCGACAGCTTGGCTACTTTTTCAATCAGCCGCTTGTCTTCCGTTTCCAGATCGGTAATCCGGCNGCCCATACTGTCAATCCGCGACGTCAAACGATCTTCCATTTGCGTCATCCGTTCATTAGAGGCGTCTTCAATCCGGCGCAGATCACTGCGAATCACGCCAATCGACGCCGTCAGGCTTTGATGCATGACCCGCAGTTCACCGGTTAATTGGCCCAGCGCCTGGGCGACAGCGGTATCATTATTCATAGTTGGCTCGCTCATCGAGTCTCCCTGTTTCAAAATCAATTAACGTGTTCAGCCGGGCTCGGCAGAGGTCGTATTGGTATTGGGCACCGCCGATCCAGCCGGCGACGTCGGTATCGGTGGCAATGGCGCCACTTTCTGTAACAGATGGGGCGGTGGTTTCGGGCACGGCTGAATCGACACGCGGGGCGCGGTTGAGCAGCCGGACAGCAGCGCTATCGAGACAACGCTTGCCGGTAGTAACTTGGGAAATAGCACGTTGCACCTCCTGCGTGCGGGTTTGCAATTGAGTTTCGGTAGTCGACAGTTGCGCGGATAACGCATCACCCCGCGCGATTTCTTGTTGGTAGCGCTGCAGGTATAACTGCTCAGCCGCCGCCAGGCTTTCCGCTTGTTCGGTTTTCAGGTGCGAAATTTCGGCGCTGTAATACAAATCAGTAAAAAACCAACCGCAATTTGAGCCCAGCATAAAACCGACCAACGTAGCAGAGATCAAAGGATTCATAACAGCTCCTCCAGTTTAAAGCAGGGCATAGACAGCCTGGCCGCCACATCCAGCTCCAGGCGAGCCCCTTTGGATTGCCACCAACCCGGCAAAAAGACGACCGCGTCACATTTCAGCATCTGCCGTAACCCTAAGCGCATATAGCCGTTCCAGCTGTTACATGCCGGTTGCGGGTTTTCGGCAGGATTTTCCACCTCAAACCCTTTGGCGCGCAGCTGCTCGGCAGCCCGGTTAAACGCGGGGTAATTAAAATCGACAATTCCGGTCATAGGGCCTGCCAGATAGATCCACTTGGGTACTGGCCGCGATTGGAGTGTCATGGTGCAACCTCCCCGCCCCAGCTGGCGTAGAGAGGTTGCAGGGTGATTAAAATACGCCGGGGATAATCCAGGTTTTCCCGGCAATGCACCACCGAGCGTTTGGCCGCTCCGCACTTGCTGTCCACAACAGCACGCTTAAACGAGCCCGCCGCCTTGGCTTCAGCCTGCCAATGCCCCAAACCGCCGTTATAACTGCGCAACGCCGCCCATAGCCGGTCAAAGTCAGAGTCACCCTTGACGCGCTGAATTAACCAGCGGTCATAGCCGACCATCGCTCGCATCGCCCAACGCGGGTTAGTGGGCTGGCAATCCTGCACCGACAGCCCTAAGCGCTCGCACCACCATTTAGCGGTAGCCGGCATAAATTGCGCCATACCCAACGCCCCGACGCGGCTGACCGCATGGGTTCGCCAGCCTGATTCCTGATGAAGCTGTCCGGCAAATACGGCAATCGGCGCATCCAGGCCCCATTCCGCATGGGCCACACGGGTTAACTCAGTACGATAAAGCAACGCCGCGCGCGGCATGACCGGCTGGGCTTTGGCTTCTGCCCAGGCGATCACCACCAATACGACGCCTATCGCCAGGCGAAGCAGCCAGTTCATTAAGCCCCCAAGCCAATGGCTAACATGGCAAAACCCACAATCACCGCACGCCGGATCATCGCCAGGGCAAACACCAGGTGATAGCCCTCGTTAACGCGAAAATCGGATTCTTGTTCGTTGGGCACCGTCTTATAACGATTCAGCTGCGTTTCCGCCAAATACCCATCCGGACGCGCATACGGAAACAACGAGCGGTCCAGGTAATAACCCAACACACCCGCCGTAGCCACCAGCGCCACTTTAAACAACGCCACGCCGATCTGCTGCGGATACAGCAGCGCAATCTGCGCCAACAACACACAGGCTATTCCCAGCCACACCGTCAATCTCGGTAATTTCGGTAATTTCATCGAATCAGTCTCCAGTTAAAAAAAATGCCATTCGGAGAGTGCAGATTACGCGCGCGCGAGGGGTTTGATGAGGCTGGAAACGTTTCCAGCGGGGGCGCTGCAGGATCAAGCGGGTAAAGTGCCCGCCCAGAGAGAAGGAGACACCCATGCGCCACACACGACCCGCCCAACCGGCACCCACGACACACGAACGCCCCCTCGAAAAGGAGAGCATCGGGGGATTATCAGCGACCTGGCGCTATGGTTGGCGGTTTAAGCCCGGCTCGCTCTGGATCGGCGCGCATTGGTCGTCAGCCAACCAACGGCTGTGTATCAACCTGCTGCCATGCCTGACGGTGTGGGTCGTGTTGCCGGGAGGGATTGCGCCGTCATGAGCGGGCTGCACCTTGCCGCCGACAATTACCGGCGCATCAAAGCCTATTACGAGGCGCGCGGCGGGACAAAATGGCACGAAGTATCCGCCGATCCCCGGCTTTTTAACCGGGTGTGGCGGGCTCTGCTCAGGTTGCCCAAAAGTGACGACCCACCGCCACAAGACAGGAGATAGGCATGGTCGATGACTTTTATAAGCCCCTTTACGAGCACAGCAAAGTCAGAATAGACGCGCTGTTAAACCGGATAGAGCTGCTTAAAATCGAACGCGAAATACTGCTGCAAGTCATCAAAGATTACAAAGACCTGTGTTTTAAAAATACAAATACCAAGGGGACACCATGAAAACTATCTTAATTTATGTACTGTCAGCCACCTTAATCAATGCGGCGGCATTAACCGGCGACATAGTACTGATGCTGCTATCGGTGTTGGCCTTGATCGGCCTGCATCAGCACACCAAAACGTTGACCATTAAACCGATGAAAAACGGCTTTGAAAAAGAAATGTAGGCGGGAGGTAATGAGAAAACTGTTCTGCCGGGTTTTTTTCGCCAGTTATTACGGGTGGTGGTTTTGGCGGATCGTGTTTTGGTGGCTGTATCTCGTCATCATTATTTATTACGGATTGAAAGCGGCTTTAGATGCTTTTATGGATGAAATATCTAACTATGAATGGGTACCAAAAGGCAATCGAGATAGCTATGAACGTTGGCGAAAAATGTTCATAAAGGATAAAAAAGAAATGTAGGGCGGATTGTCGCTAGCGCGCCGATTCCGCCTTACGGGCTTAGTGGTAAGCGAAGCGCATCAGTCGCGACCCTCATTTCTTCTTGGCCTTCAGTTTACCCCTTTTGTCCAACTCGGCTTGGCAATTTGGGCAGGATAGCGTTGGCCAGGCCGATATTTGCATAATGAAGACCCAAAAGAAACCGAATAACGCCGACAAATAAATAATGCCTAGATAACCGGTTCCGGCCATCCCAGCCGTAAAGATCAAAGCTAAAAACGCCGCTCCAAATGGCTGTAACCCGCTTTTTATAACGCCCATCTTCCCGGTATAACCACACTCCAAACACAACACGTTATCCATGTGGCTATCGTATTTCTTAAGGTCTTCAAGAATTTCGGCCGGAATCATGCTAGCCGATGTGCTTGATTGTTTCATTCTTCTTCTCCTTCGTTGGTGGGTTATTTTTTTGACGGTCGTTCATGGGTGGTTTTCTTCTTTACACATCCTACGACTCTGATCAACTCAAAAGCCTCAACGTCAAGGCAGATTATCGATAGCGCTCCGAATCCGCCTTACGGGTTAATAGTTAAACATCATTTAGAGCAAGTCTTCTTAGATTTGCTTATCGTACCGTCTTTACAAACAAACTTAGCACCAGAGCAATGAGATATACCGCCTTTTTTTCCTGAACAAGGCTCTCGACCTTTGGCTTCTGCTGTCGATGCAACAAATCCAATTGCCATGATTGCAGTTAGTAAGATTTTGAAAATTTCTTGCATGGTTTGGTCCTGTATCTAAGGTTTGTGAGGATGTCTTAATTCCCAAGAAGGGATTGGATTTGGCTCTGAAAAAAGGCCGTAGCTAGCTTAAAGTTAGGTGGATTGTCTCTACCGCCCCGAATCTGCCTTATAGTTTTTTTGTTGTTGGTCGTTCATAGGTGGTTTGCTTCTTTGTGCATCGTATATTCAGTTATGGCAAATACAGTGCATTTGCAGTCGAGATTTTCACAGCGCCAAGGGATGCAGTGGTCATCCCAAAACGCATCATTTGCGTTCAAGATTAGTGATGCCGTTTGATCATCGCCTGATTTTGATGCGCAGCGTCCAGACAACTCCCAGTATGGATTGAGATGCTTAATGGGCTCCATTTGCGATTTATTGTAATGTGCCATTTTGTTGGTGCGGTACTTCTGATAAATCTGTTCGGCCATATCGGTTAATCGGTCGCGGCTATATTGAAAGCCGTCGTCTTGAATATAGGCGTCGTAGGCAGGCCATGGCCACAGCTGTTCATTAACACAGCCCTTAATCATAGGCACCATCTTTTCTGAATCTTCGTTAGCAACGCCCGCAAGTTTAGCGGCTGCATTGAATAGCGTGCCAGAGGGTAAACACGCCCACGTTTCCAGCCATTTCAGTTGATCAGTAAACGTGAAGTTTGGAAAGTCCAAGGGGATGTTTAATCTCATCATTCATCCTTGTCATTTACAGCATGCGAATTAGCGCCATGGGTCAAGCCAATACCGTTTTGACCGTATTGCTTTGGTATTTCTAGATCAGTCATAGCGCTCGCTCTCTCCAAAGCCTTGCCTGTTTCTGCGAGCAGCTTGCTTATCCCCAGCTGAACCTCTACAGCGCTATGCCGATAGTTATCCAGTAACGCCACCTCGCGTGGATTGCTTGCACCTGCTCCAGATTTTATACCTGTTAGCACATAGCTAATATCGACACCAGCTAGTGCAATTGCCGATAAATAATCCGCATCTGGTGAGCGGTCGTCCTTTTCATATTTTAGCTGTGCCTGCTTTTTTACGCCTCCTAGATCCCCAAAAAGCGATTGACTTAGATTTAGCCTTTCTCGCTCTTCTCTCAATCTGCTGCCAATAGTACTCATTTGACCCCCAAAAACATTTGACAGCAACGCGAATGCGTACCATAATGTACGCAACTGAATTACATCAAAGGAGATTATCACATGTCAGCAGCAGTGGATAGAGATGCAGCGCTTCATGCGTTGCGTAAACAAGGTAGCACGCTCAAGAAATGGGCAGAGGATGAAGGCTATGGATACCGAAACGCATCAAATGTGATTCGAGGTACAAGTCGCGCTCATTTTGGTGAGGGTCGGGAGATAGCAGAAAAATTAAACAAGTTAATCCAGGAGACAGGCAATGTCTGAGATCGATTTTGAATTAGACCTACCAGAAGAACTGCCGCCTGTCCGTACTTTTATCGATGGCGAATTAGTTGAATTGGACACTGAGTCACAGGCAATTGCGCCAATTAGTAAAAGTACTGAACTATCAGAGCAGGCCTCATTACACGGTTGTCTACAGGATTTTGGGTTGTTGGATATGTCTGCTCACGATTTGATAGCCGTCGGCGTAGAGGAACTGAACGCCAGCATGGTCAAGGCCTGTAAGGCGGGTGTGGCATTTTGGGCGGCTCAGGAAGCATTAAAATTACCGACTGCGCCCGGCGCAGTCGGTAATTTTAAACACTGGATTGATAAATCCGGATTGGTTGAGCGCCGGGTATATGAGTGCATCAAGCTAGCCAAATACTATGCACGTTTGCCAGAAAGTCAACGCAGCAAGGTGCTTACCATCGGCAAGAAACAAGCCTTGTTGCTCGCCAAAATGCCGCAAGAGGTTATCGACCGTGCATCAGAAAACGGCACGGATTTGTTAGAAGAAGCGGAAATGATGACCTATGACCAACTCCGCGACTTACTAAAAGCCGCTGAGCGTAAAACTCAAAACCTTAATGCCATTATCGAAAACCGTGACGCGGTGATTTCTAAACTGAAAAACCGCCAGCCTCAATGGCAGTTCGACCCCAAAACCCACATCGTCCGCGAAGAGTGCCTGGTCTACCAAGCCGAGTGTGAAGTTGCTTTAAATAGCCTGGAAGCGCTGTTTACAGAGTGTTTAAACGATCTGGTGGAAACCGAGAAAGCCATGCGCATCGAGCAGGTGTTTATCACGGCCACGGTAGTTGCCGCTCGCGCTGCGGAGGTGGTGCATAAACTCAAAAAACACGCGGCCTATTTCGACGGTGTTGAATTGCCGGAAGCGATCACCGGCATACATACCCTGACCGATGATGAGGCGGAGCGCTGGTTGTTGGATTACCAATCGATTGAACGGAAAGCCTATGCCGCCAAAGCCCTACGGGAACAAAAGCGTGAGGAGGCTAAACCCAAAGGTCCAGGCCGGCCAAAAAATGGCTAATAGAGGTTCTATGTCATGCGCAGCAATCCATTAATCAAACGCGTGGATAAGCACTCACCCGCCGTCCGCACGACCGCCCAGGTTATCGCCCTGCGTCAGCGCGATCCTTGGAAAGAAGCCAGCGAAAGCCAGCGCGAAGTAGCTACCGCACGGTTGGACATTTGTCATACGCTCCTGGAAATGGAACGCAACGGCTTTTCGGCTAACAAGGCGGTGGAAACCTTGCTCTGTAAGGCCGAGGTCGGCAGCTTGCACCCTTACGTGCAAAACGCCATGCAGCGTTCCGCCAAAGCAGGACGGGCAGCACCCAGCCGCAGTGTCCTTTTTGAATGGCTAAAAGTCGTCAAAAGCGGCGGCGGTAGAGTTGATCTGTTGGAGTCGCACAAAGGCAAAGTGGTTAAGGAGCAACCGGCGTGGTGGGGTCCGGCGCTGGAGTATTACAACCAGCCCAGCAGCCCGGAAATGTCGGTAGTGTGGCGGCAGTTGAGCGAGGTAGACGGCTTTGGCTGCACCTATGATCAAGTGCGCCACTACCTAAGCAGCGTACCGGCCATGCTGGGCCGCCACAGCCCGGCGCGGATTGGCCGAAAGCTGTATCGATTAACCGAAAAGGCCTACATCCGCCGCTGCACCGAACGGGCTTTGCCCGGTGATGTGTACGTGGCTGACGGTTACATGGCCGATATTTATCTGGTTAATCCTATCGACGGCAAATTCCCTTGGCGTCCGGAGTTGACGGTAGCCATGGACATGCGCAGCCGTTACCCGGTGGGCTGGCGGGCCGACGAGCATGAGGGTACCACGGCGGTGCAGAACTTATGGGCGGAGACTTTCGCCCGCTGGAATCACGTACCGCTGTTTCTCTACGTGGATAACGGCTCCGGACATAAAAACAAGCTGATGAGCGATGAGATAACCGGTTTCTATGCCCGGCATAACATCGAGGTGATACACGCCATCCCCGGCAATCCCCACGGCAAAGGCTGGATAGAGCGGTTCTTTGTCGAAGTAAAGCGGGACTTTTTAAAAGCCTGGCGGCCGGCGTTTTACTGCGGCGATGACATGAGCGACGAGGCACGGGCGCAAACCCTTAGCGATGTGCGCCACGGCAAGCTGCAACCGCCGACGCTGTTTGAATTTGCCCAGGCCTTTAACGCCTGGATAGAGCGCTACGTCAGCCGAGCCCATCCGGAAGATAAAAGTATGACCCGCGCGGCACTGTGGGGACAACTGGCACCGCTGGCACCGAATGCCAGCCTGCTGGAAATGAAACGTCAAGCGGTTGAACTGACCGTGCAGCGAGCCAGCATCAAGCATCACAAGCGTGAGTACAAACACCCGGATTTACATGCCTACAACCACATGAAGGTGATTCTGGAATATGACCTGATGGACAACGCGGTGGCGGTCATCCGCACCCAAGACGGTCGTTGGATCTGTGACGCTAACCTGGTCAACGCAATCGACGCGATCGACACCAACCGCCTGGAAGAGCGCCGCGAGAAACGGGTGGTGGATCAAGCCAAGCGTATTGAGAAAAAACTGGACGAACTAAAAGCCCGCGCCGGTCTGGTCATCGACGCCGACGCGGTCGCCACCGAAGCACAAACCTTGTTAGACAGTACCCCCGAGCAACCCGAAACCATTGAGATCGATATTTATAACTTTGAGTGAGTAACCCATGAGCACAAAACACAAGATAACAACCGATGCAATTAGACTAAAAGCCAGGCTGGAACAGCAGCTAGGTGAAAAAGAAGTGTGGATCATGATCCAGTTGGTTGAAGAGACAATGGAGCTACGAGACGTAACCTATCAAACCGCCATCCCCCAATGCAGTAGATCGACATCTTTTAGGCCATTAGTTAAACCATTAGTCAAGAGCAAGCTGGAACGCTTACTCCACCAATTAGACCGATACGTGTTGACAGGCACCCGGGCCGAGAATGTAGAGCAACTGGCTGCTGAAACAAGCGACCATCTCGACGTCAACCGCGATCCAGAAGGCAGGATATTTCTATGAGCACCTATCCCGAACACTACACCCCCGAAGATATTCAGCAGATCGAGCAGATCAAGGCCTGGATGGCAGACCGCAATTACAAACAAGCGGCCCTGGCCCGGCTGGCCCGCGTGTCTGCCAGCAGTTTAAGTCAGATCCTAGGCGGCAGCTATGCCACCCCGCCCGGCAAACTGCTGACCAACGTCGCCAACGCGATGAAACATGCCGACGATACCGCGTCCGACACCGTCGCCGCAGTGGAAACCAGCGTGTTCCGGCTGGCCTTGACCGCCTGCCAGATGGCCCGCCGTTACCGCAACTTTGCCGTAATCAGCGCCTTTGTCGGCACCGGCAAAACCTTTGCCGTCAGACATTACCAACGGACCACACCGAACACGTACTTGATAGAGGCCACGCCCACCATGACCGTGCAAAGTCTGGTCAAGCAGCTGGCGCGGACCGTGGCGGGGTACGAGGGCAAAGGCAGTATCGATGACAAGTTTCAAGCAGTCATTGCCAGCCTGAACAACACCGACAGTCTGTTGATTATCGACGAGGCCGACACCCTGACCCCGCATGTGCTGCACACGCTACGCCGCTTACGCGACTTAGCCAACATCGGCGTGGTGCTCTGCGGTACCGAACACCTGACCGGCTTGATTCGCCCCGCCCACGGCCAGTTTGACCAGATCCGCAGCCGCACCGGCTTTTGGCCGGAAACCATCAAAGCCATCACTGCCGATGATGCCGCCGCCCTGGTGCAAGCTGCGTTGGGTGATGAGGACGTCAGTGACGAGGTAGTCAAGCGCTTGTTTGCGTACAGCAAAGGTTCAGCGCGGATGTTGATCGAGGGATTGGTGGCCGCTATTACCCAGTTTAGAAACGGTCGCGAGTTGACCGTGGGCTTAGTGGATGCGGTGGCTAAACAGGCGCTGTGCCTGCAATCGGTCGCGTGAGGCAGACATGGACATTATTGAAGGCATTGAATGGCAGGACGTGAATGAGTCGTTACCCGACGACGAAATGACGGTGTTGCTGTACCACCCCACTCTGAATGAGCCGGTCTGGCTGGGTTATTACTTTCAGAAGTTCTTTTATGACGTACAAGGCGGCCAGCACCCTAACGGGGCTGTTACCCACTGGGCAGAAATGCCTTTCGGACCCGAGGAGCACTTATTCCTATGAGCACGGTTTTAATCAGATTCGTAGGATGGGCCAAGCCGTGCGCGGCCCATCGCCTAACCCTGATGGGCTTCCTATCGTCAGCCCATCCTACAGTGGAGATTGTATGAGCACCTTTTTAATCAGCATTGAAGACAACGAACACGGCGTGGTGATCAAAGCCCACGACCTGCGCCACCCCAGCGATGACAAAGCGGTGGCTTACAGCATGGGCTGTTTTTTAGTCAACTCACTTAACCAGTATTTGGCGGCACGGGGGCTTGACTGCCCGGTGTCAGTGCAAAACAGCCGTAACATCCACTGAGGAGCCACGATGAAATCATTAAGCGACAACTTGCACGAGCAATTCCAACAACGCCGCGTGGATGAGCTGCAGAACCATTTGACCCGGTACAGCATTCTGATCGACAACCAATATAACGAAATGCGTAAGCAACGCTGGAAGGTCCGCATTGCCTATGGCCTCGCCGCCGTGCTGCTTATCAGCCTGATGGCGGTGAGTCGGCATTACTCACAGCTGCCCGTGCTGCGCCTCGTCGGCCTGGAGTGTCAGCCGTGAGCAATGCCGTGCCGTGCCCGTATTGCGGCAATGACATCGACATCGTCCAGGCCATGGAAATGGTGGCCGGTAATGAATGGACGGGCTTACTGGCCGGACTGCCGATCAGCTTGGTGGGGGCGCTGCTGCGTTACCTGGAGTTGTTTAAGCCGACCAAGCAGGAACTGCGTTGGTCCAGACGGCTGGCTCTGACTCAGGAACTGATGCCGATGATTAAAGCCGCACAGGTCAAGCGTAAGGGCATTGTTTACTCAGCCCCGGTCAGCATGTGGGAAGCGGAAATGATGAAGCTGGTGGTCAACCGGCCCGAATCGCTGGTACTGCCGCTCAAAAGTAACGGCTATTTGCTGAGCATGATCGCCGGTCGCGGTGAGATGGCCGCCGCCAAGCTGGAACAAGGCGCGATTGAGCAACAGCGCAACCGCAGCAATGTGGGCGGGACGCTGGTACCGGTGGCCGACTTGGCCAGGCAGGCGCACAAGAAAGCCCGGAGCAAGCCGCCGCCGGGCTGGAAAGGGCCGATTGCGCCCAATGACACTTCGTAAGCGTGCTGAACACCATGACGCGCATCACAGTCTTGAACGATGCGCCTCGCTACCGCTCTGCACATCCTACCCTTATCAACCAAAGGAGCCACTCATGGCCAAGAAACACAAAGCCCCGGCAGTCGGTTACGTCTGCCAAGACAAAGAACAAACGCAGTTGGCAATCAAATTACTGGGCGACACCCAGCGCGAACTGACCCGTATCGAAACCGAGCTGAACGACGAGATCGCCACGATTACCGATCGCCGCAAAACCCAGATCAACGCGTTAAAAACCCGCATCGACAGCCTGTTAAACGGCATTCAAACCTGGTGTGAAGCCAACCGCGCCGAGCTGTGCAAAGACGGCGGCAAAACCGCCAACCTCTTAACCGGCGAAGTCAGCTGGCGGCAGCGCCCGCCCAGTGTCAGCGTGCGGGCCGTCGATAAAGTCCTGGAAACCTTGCGCAATATGGGACTGACCCGGTTCATTCGGACCAAGGACGAACTGAACAAAGATGCGGTATTAGCCGAACCCAAAGCCGTGCAAGGCATCGCCGGTATCTTGATCAGCACAGGTGTAGAAGACTTTGCCGTCGTGCCCTTTGAGCAGGAGATCGCGTGATGAACCGTCTCGAAATGGAACAACGCATTGCACTACTGCGTGAGCGCGCCAGTCGCTTGCGCGAATCCGCCCACCGATCTGACCGGCTGATAGGGTACGACCAGGACATGCAAGCCGCGCGAAGGCTGGATCGTGAAGCGGACGAACTGCAAGACATCATCTACGAAAAGAGGGCGCAACAATGACAGCTTTTGAAAAGATAGCCTTACGTCAGTATCTGGAAGAGAACTGGAACGATTTTCTCAATCACTTGGTTAGCTTAGGTTTAGATGATTCCGATGCCGACCGGATTATCAAGGAGCTTGACGACCATGACTGAGATGACCCCACACGAGCGCCGGGTGCTGGCCCTGTTTCTGTCGTCCTGTTGGACGGCATTCGAGCAGTTTTGTACCGAGCGGGGCATCGACGCTAAAGACGCCGGCCGCATCATTGACGACTTGCAGGACGATCCATTATGACTGATCTAACGAAACACTACCGCCAGTTGGTCGGCATTGCCAAAGGCTGGGCGTGTAAACACCTGCCCGGCTGGTCTGACGAGCTGCACCGGGATCTGCTAGCCCGCCACGGTGGCGATATGGGCGATGGTCGGCCCAGCGCCAATAACCTGAACCTGCCGCAATTGTCGGCGGTGCTGGACGACTACACCGCGCGCGGCTGGCCTCGGCGTAAAACCTATACCCCCAAGGGGGCGTATCTGGCTAAGACCGTATCGCCGCAAATCAGCCACATCGTCAAACTGTGGGGCAAGCTGGGCCAGGCCGGAAAAGTCAACAACGCGGGCCGGCCGGCGCTGCTGGCCTTTTGCGCCCGGCAAACCGGCAAACACGTGCCCGATCTGGACAGCCTGACCACTGAGGAAGGTCAGGCCATTATTGAAGCGCTTAAAGCCTGGATGGCTCGGTAAATGGATTTCCCTGACGTCGCCCCCGAACTGTTAGCTGTACTGCCGCCCGTGTTGCGGGCGGTGGTGCGTGCGCTCGGGTTTGTCCGTGCCCAGGAATGGCTGCGTGACCACGGCGGCGTCAATATCCATGTGCCGGTCCACAAATCGCCCGCGTTAGGCTTATCTGACGACGAGCTGGCCCGGCTGCGCGCGACATTGGCGCCGCACATCGACGCGAACGGGCGCTTTACCTGCCCCAAAGCCGACAAGCTGATGGCGATACCCCGCAATTACGCCATTGTTGCCAATATGCATACTGAAAGCATTGCGAAGCAGGCACGCATTTACGGCCTGAGCAGCCGCCAAATCCAAAACATCCGCCGCGAAGCCGACACCGGCGTCCAGGCGGATTTATTCGATTGATTACGTAGAGCCGCAAGATTTTGCGTCTCTACAATGAACAAGCCCTCAGAGGGCAGCGGCTCCAGCGGGCGGTGAGTTAGCTCCAAAAACACCCGCAGTCAACCCGGATGACTCTTGCCGGCGCACTGACCGGACTGGCCCCACGAGACGGGGCTATTTTTTAACCCACAGGAGACAAACCATGATTAACAGCACCCCTGGTAATGAACCCGCGCAGTCCTTGCTCAGGCTCTCAAAAATAGCCGATCTGCTGGGCGTTAAAACGCTCGACCTGCACAGTGCGCGTAAACATATCGCTGGATTTCCCGCGCCCAAAAATGCGACGGGGATTCTGGTCTTTTGCCCCGAAGAGGTTCTGGCGTGGGCAAAGGACCGCGATGTCAAAGCAGCAATACGCGAGGCATTTAGGCTGAGGCGGTTACAGTTACTGCAGACCGGCGCAGTGGTTGACACGCTGTCGCTGCAGTTTATCAGCCAGCGCCCAGCAGCTACCCAAGCCAAAGTCCGCCGCGTGTACAACAATTTGCGCTATGACTGCTGAACGATGATTGCCGCCGGTAGGGCTTTTTCGGTGCAGCAAAACGCCGATAGACGCAGGAACAGAGCGGATGGAGAATTAAATGAATATAACTGCAACGAAGGAGCAAACATGGCGATGACAGAGCGCGAATATATTGACGCGACAAACCTATGCAAAGCGCGGGTCGCGGCTCAAGTTCTGAGAGACTACCTGAGTATGGGCAGCAAATACGACAAGCACGCCGACGATGCGCGGAAAGCAATTGCTAAGTTATGCGATGCGCTGGAAAGTCGCGTGGCGACGATTGAGTGACGCCTAACGACGAAGTAACTCGCCGCGTTAATACCGATAGCGGATTTCCGCTATCGGTTAACGAAGCGAAGGGGGTAACGATTCATTACCCAATCTTAGAATTTTGCGAGTCGATAAAGCCGGCTCTGTGACTCCCTCAAAACACCCCAAAACCCCGTTTAAAAACCGCGAGAAACGTTCACAAGATTTTAAGCGGGCCATTAGCGCAGTTCTGCAAAAGCGCGCCTTAAATCGCCTTAGATTCAATCGCACCCCCTCCGGGCTGGAAACGTTTCCAGCGTCGTTTTATTCCCCTGATTTTTAGATACTGTCCTCAACAGATTTTTTGAGGTCGATATGTCCAAACCCGCTGTAAAGATTGCCTCGCTTGCCTTTGAGATTTCCAGCGCTGTACCGGGTGAAGCACATTTGTTGCCGGTCGGTCCTTTTCGTGCTGCCGATGGCAGGCCCGAAGACTGCGACGCATGGCAATTAGACGCCACGATTGCAGAAGCTTTGATCCAACGCCTGCGCGACCGCAAAAACGACACTCTAATCGATTACGAGCATCAATCCCTTCGTGCTGAATATAACGGTCAACCCGTAATTGCTGCCGGCTGGTTTCATGACATGCAATGGCGAGATGGAAAAGGCCTGTATGCGACCGGCGTCAGTTGGACGTCAACCGCCAGTCAACGCATTGCAGACAAGGAATACCGCTACATCAGCGCCGTTTTTTACTACTACAGCGCCACCGGCGAAATACTGGACGTGATTTCTGTCGCCCTGACCAACACCCCGGCCATTGACGGCCTGGACGGTCTGGATGACGACGGTTTAGCCACCCTCACCAAACGCTTTTCTTTACCCCTTCCCCAATCGGAGAACGACGACATGCCAAACCCTGAAGAACAATTGGCGGCGCTTAGCCTTGAGCGCGACGGCCTGAATACGCAAGTGGCGGCCTTGACCGTTGAGCGTGACAGTTTAAAAACGTCGCTGGCTGCGTTAACCAGCGAACGCGACACCCTAAAAACCCAAGTGGCCGCACTGACGCAAGCACAAGCCGATGCGGTACAGGCGGCAGATCAGCAAAAACACGCCGATCTGCTCGCTGCGGCGCTGACGGATGGCCGTTTGGCCCCGGCGCAAAAACCCTGGGCAGAAAAACAAAGCCTGGCGGCGTTAACCGAGTTTCTGGAAGCCACCGGTCCCTTACCGCTGGTCAATAAGCAAACCGGCGGCGACCACAAACCCGCCCAGGCTGCGTTGACTAAAGAAGAGCGGGACGTGATGGCGCGCACGGGCGTTAGCGAAGATGAGTTTCTGCAACAAAAAGCCGCTAATGCCGGCGCAACCGTTTAACCCATAGGAGTTAACCATGCCAACCACCGTATTGAATCAGGCGGCTATTGACGCGCTGAAAACCTCGCTGCAAGCCCGCTTTAACAAGGGCCTGAAAGAGGGCAACAACGACTGGATGAAAGTCGCCCGAAAAATACAGAGCAACAGTTCATCCAATACCTATGCCTGGATCAGCCAGTTTCCCGCCTTCCGCGAATGGGTCGGTGCCCGTTTGCACAAGCAGGTAAAAGAACAGGCCTACCAGGTCATCAACCGCAAGTTTGAAACCACGCTGGACGTTCCGCGTGAAGACATCGAAGACGATAACTACGGCATGTATGCAGATTTAGCCTACAGCTACGGTATCAGCGTCGATGACCTGATGAATGATTTGATTTTTGGTGCTATCACGGCGGGCTTTAGTGCGATCTGCTATGACGGCCAGTTCTTTTTTGATACCGATCACCCTGTTTACCCGAATGAAGACGGTACCGGCGTGGCCGCGACGGTCAGCAATGTTCAGGCCGGTGTGTTAGAGCCCTGGGTGCTGTTGTGTACTAAAAAAGCGCCTAAGCCGTTTTATCTGCAAGAGCGCATCACGCCGGAATTTGTCTCGAAAAACAACGCGGTCAATTCTGACGGGGTGTTTGAGAACGACGTGTTCAGCTACGGCGGCCGGTGGCGCGGTGATGCGGTGTACGGGTTTTGGCAATTGGCGTACGGCTCCAAAGCCGCGTTGGATGTCACCAACTTTAACGCCAACTACAAGGCGATGATGAAGTTTAAAGGCGATGGCAACCGCAAGTTGGGCATTGTGCCCGATACGCTGTTGGTCGGGCCGGATAACTTGTCCGCTGCTGAAGCGTTGATCAAGGCCCTGGTTAACAGTAACGGTGCCAGCAACACTAACTACGGCAAGGTAGAAGTGATCGCCACGCCTTGGCTAGCCCTGTAATCGGATAGGAGACGATAATGCCTAAAGTATTTGTACGTACTCAACCCAAGTCCGGACTGAAGGTCCGTCACCGTGCCGGGATGGGCTTTACCGAGATCTGGAAAGAGACCGAGGTAGACGACGCCACCCGCGCAGCGCTGGAAGAAGATCCCTATCTGGAGGTAAGCGAAACTCCGACCGTGTTGGTCGAAGTGGCCGCGACTTTCCAGGCAGAAGCACCGAATATCCCTATAACCCCAGAGAGCACAGCCGGTGAGGATTCGACACAAGGAGAGGTAGGTGTCCAGAGTGGCGCCGGAGAAGCAAGCGCCGAATCCTCGGACGTAGACGACGGTGCTGTCGAAGTGGTTGAAGTGGACGCGGTTGTGGACGATCAATCTGTCGTTGAATCGACAGAAGAGCCTGCCAAGCCCGCTAAAAAAGCCAAAAAGGCCGCTGAATAATGCCCTTTGCTACCCGCGCCGATCTGTTAGCCCGCAGCAATGCCCGTCGGTTGTTTGCCCTGGCGGTACCGGCTGATGTGGTGATGCCGCCGGAGGCGTCCTTACGGATTGCCATCGACGGCGGCAGCCTGACGGGTTACAGCGTGGCTGAACAAGCGGCCATTGCGTTGGCGCTGGATGCGATTGATAAAGCCTTGGGCGATGCCGATGCGCTGCTATTGAGTTACGGCCTGCCGGATACCCTGCAAACCACGCTAGTGGCGCGTTTGTCTTCCACCGTGGCGCTGTATTACCTGCAAGGGGCCGAACGCATGACCGATGATGTGGAGCGCGCGTATAAAGGCGTGCTCGACACCCTAAAAGCGCATGCCAACGGCACTTTAAGCCTGATTCCACCCGAACCGCCTTTACCGGGCGATCCGGTAGTGTCCGACGACCTGGTGCAGTTGGAAAGCGCAACCCGCCGTTATGGTTCCACGTCGACTGTGATCGAGGACTGGTAATGATTTCACTCACGCCGCTGATTAACCAACTGACGCCCCCTCCGGCCGGTTTTGCCCCGGCCTGGTTTAGACAGGTGGCCGGTGCCGCCGAATTTGCCCAGGTACGGATTGAGGCCTTGCCTTTACCCGCCTGCTGGCTGGTGCGTGCCGCCGACAAGGAAGAGGCCGCCGATAACGAAGGTCTGGCCGCTGATTTTGGCCTGGGCTTTGATGTGATCATTGCCATTGAAAACACCCGCACCCAGCGCGCCGGGGAAACCGACGACCTGTTGCTGATGTACCGTCATGCGGTCCGTGCCCGGTTGCAAGGCTGGGAGATCGAGGCGGACGTCAGGCCCATTAAATTTATGGGCGGCCGCGTGCTTGAATACACCGAACACGATATTTACTGGGCGGACCGTTACACGTTCAATGCCCTGATTACCAATTATTTACCCGATCCCGGCCCGTATGACGCGCTGGTTTACACAGGAGTACCCGCATTATGACGATTAGTTACGACCATGTGCCTCAATCACTGCGCTATCCGGGCGTTTATATCGAAATCGACGGCAGCCAGGCCGGTCTGGGTGAAGACATCCCTGCCGTCTTGCTGGTCGGTCAAAAACTGGCCGCAGGTTCTGCCGTGGCGGGTGAGATTACCCGTATCAGCTCGGTTTACGATGCTCAGCAAAAGGCCGGTGCGGGGTCCATGCTGGCCCAGATGGCGGCGCGGTATCGAGCCATTGATGAAACGCTGGATCTTTATATGCTGCCTTACGCCGATAACGGCGCGGGTGTGGCTGCGACCGGCACGATTACCGTGACCAGCGTCGCCACTGCCGATGGCACTCTCTCTTTATATATAGCCGGCCGTTTAGTTTCGGTTGGCATCACCAGCACGATGACCACGGCGCAAATTGCCACGGCCATTGCGGCGGCCTTTACCAATGCCGATATTCCGGTTACAGCGGTGGCACTGGCCAGCGTGGTGACGCTGACGGCCCGTCATAAAGGCACCTGCGGCAACAGCATTGACCTGCGCTTGAATCTGTACGGCGAACTGAAGCCGCTCGGCTTGGGTTTAACTTTGGTGGCCATGACCGGCGGCTCCGGCGATCCGGCTCCGGGCAACTTGGCAACCCTGTTGGGCGCTAACCGCTGGTACCGCTATATTGCCTTGGGTCTTAACGATGCCGCTACGCTGGCCGCCTGGCACACGGAAAGCCAGCGCCGTTATCAACCGCCTGTGCAGGCCGGTTTTAGATGCTTTACCGCCCATCGCGGTGATTTTGCATCGGCGGCCGGGTTTGGCGAAACCAAAAACTATGAACATATCAGTATGCTGTCGTTGGAGATTAACCCGACGCCGGTCTGGGAAGCGGCAGCGATTGTCACGGCAGCGGCCGCGCCCAAGCTTTATAACAGTCCGGTCGAATCGCTGGAAGGCCGCGCGTTGCCGGGCATGATCGGGGTGACGTATCACGACTGGAGCAACGCCAACAGCCTGCTGTTTAAGGGCATGAGTGTGATGCAGATCGCTCAGGATGGCAGTTGCTTTATCAAGCGCTTGATTACGATGCACCAGTTCCGCCCGGACGGGTCGGCTGATGATGCGTATCTGGACGTTAACACGCCGGAACTGCTGGAGCGGATTCGCTACACCCAGCGCATTGGCGCCATCAAGGCGTTTGTCGGCACGGCGGCGGCAAAAACCAACGAGGGCTACAAGCCGGGCTTGCGCATCACGACCGAAGATTCGGTAAGGGCGTTTTTGTTGAGCCTGTATCAAAACGTGCTGATGCGCGAAAACGGCTGGGTGCAAAACTATGCCTATTACAAAGCCACGCTGGTAGTTGAGCAAGACCCCACTAATCCCAGCCGCTTTAACTATTTAGATGTGCCGGTGCTGCTGTCGCCGTTCTACATCCTCGCCGGCCGGGCTCAGTTCGCCAAGCGGGTTTAAATCTCCCCCGGCCCCTCTTTATGAAAGAGGGGTGAACCGAGATAGTTTTCTCTTCCCCCTTTATCAAAGGGGGATTGAGGGGGATTTACAAACAGTTTAAACACATTACACAGGAGCTTTATCCATGGCCCAACTCAACAACATCCGCACCGTCTCGGTGCCCAGCCTCGGCAAATTGCCGCTGTCTGCAAACCCCGGCACGTTTACCCCCTCCGGGCAAACCCGCGAACACATGCCCGGCCGCCTGCCGGAAGACGGCGGATTCAAAACCACGTCGGCGGCGGCGCAATTGGAGCTGAACATCAATCTGCAATCAGGCATCGATATGGACGCCTTGAACGCAGTCGACGGCGAGGACGTGACGATCCGGTTAACCGATGGCCAGGTCTATATGATGAGCCAGGCCTTTGTGACAGAACCGGTCGGATTCGGTGACGGCGAAAGCCAGATCACGATTAAGGCTAATTCATCTGAGCGCATTGCGTAGGGGGCGATTGTGAGTAATAAATCAGAACGAGTACGGACGGCTACAGTCTTCGAATCGCGAGCGGATTTTCCGCCAGCCAGTGATTTTGGCGTTGGGCCGATTGTTACTCGCATGGGTGATCATTATTGGTGTGATGGGCTGAGCTATTTAAATTTAAAATCATCTCGTAATGTTATTGAGGCAATCGGATCATCTAACATTTACAGACCGGCAAATAAGGCTGTTGCGTTAACCTCCGGTTTATGGGTCGCTGATTTAGCAAACGTTATAAATCCTCATTTGAATTTGGATAAAATTAATATAGAGGGGGGCGCGTATATTGTTGATGGAACAAATTTAGCACTTAAATCTGCAACAGTAGGATTTAGCAATATTGGTGTAACAGAGGCTTACTCTACTTTAAATGCGCTGGAGTTTTACACTAATGCAGTTCAGTTGATGTTCCGGTTTTTTTCGCCGCAAAACAATGCTGTAAAAATTTACATTGATGGTCATCCAGTTGTAAAAGCCCTAAAACGAGTTGTCGACTATTCCGGGCAAGCTATTGGAGCGACGTCGTTTATCCAGCTAGACTGGACCAGTTTTGGCGGGTCAGAAAATAGATTGATACGCATTGAATATGATGCAACGTCAGTTATTAGACTTAGTACCGATGCAGGTAAAACCATATGGGCACCCTATGATAGCAGGCCGAAGTTTTGCTTTTTTGGTGATTCGTTTTTTGCTCTCGGCGCTGGGCAACTGCATTCTACACCCACGTTTTTTGTTGATAACATCGCGGCCAGAGTTGCTAAAAATCTAGGCGCAAAATGCACCGCTTCGGCGGTAGGCGGAACCGGGTTTGGCAATAATGGAGGGACTAATTTTAATTATGCACATCCCAAAAGACTCGCTGATTTATCTTTACAGGCATTTGATGCAATTATTATCAGCGGTGGCACGAATGATTCAAGCGCGGAAAATTTTTCTAACGTCAGGCTTAACTGCCGCGCTCTTTTAACCGAGGCCAGATCGGCGATGCCATCGTCTCCGATTGTATTATGCGGAGTTATCAACGGGGAGGTTTCAGGTACAAACAGCATGTCAGCAATCGAAAACAAGATAAAACAAGCATTCGATGATTTTGACGACGGTAACGCTTTGTTTGTCGCAATGACAAATGACCCAGATGGCGCGTGGATTAATTCAGCAAATAAATCAAAATATATTGCTGCTGATAACACTCACTGTTTACCGAACATTGGCGAAGAGTATATAAGCTCACGTTTGACTGAAAAAATTTATTCTTTTTTAAGATAGCAATCCGCCCAAGCAGCCAGAGTTTTACTATTTCAAAACACCCCAACACCAAAAACATTATGCCAAAACTGACCTTATCAACACCGATCACTCTCGGTAAAAAACAAATTACGGAGCTTATCTTCCGCGACTACACGATTGCTGAAGACTATTTATCCTTTGACCAGCGTGGTGGGGTGGCGCAGCGGATTGCGCTGATTGCCAGCTTGACCGGCACCGATGAGGTGGTGATCAAGCAGCTGCGCGGTCCGGATTATGTGCGGGCGGAGAAAATCACCAGCGATATGCTGGAGGCTGATGCCGCGCTGGCGGAGCAGTCCACCGAAAAAAAGTTATCAGAATCCTCACTGCCGTCGGCTTAGTGGCGCGCGGTCTGCATCAGCCGTTGCCGATTGTTAAAGCCATGCCGTTGGCTGAGCTGTTTATGTGGGCCAAGATGGCGGCGGCGATGGAGGGGAGGAAGTTTGAATAACGTTGTAGGATGGGCTGACGCAAGGAAGCCCATCGTTTGATAGTGATGGGCTGCGCGTTGCTTAGCCCATCCTACTTAAGTTCCCTGGAAACATTTCCAGCCTGACCCGTCGGGCATTACCCCTATAAACTCCGGTTACACCACGTGACCGGAGTTTTTTTTTATGTCCAAAGCCGCCGAGGCCGAATTACGGTTAAAGTTTAAAGATGTCGGTGCCACGTCCGGCATTGACAAAGCGGCCAAGCGCGTCGAGCAAATCACTAAACAAACCGAGCAGGTTGTTAATCAATCCAACAGTCGCCAGCGGTCGAGTTTTGAGCGTTTATCGCTGGCCCGCGAAACCTTGGGCGTTCGCTCGGAAAACAAAATCCGCCGGGAAATCCAGCAAACCGAAGCCGCCTATAAGCGCCTAGCCACCTCCGGCAAGTTGTCGCAAGATGAACTCACCCGCGCAGCCGAAAAAACCCGTCAAAAAATCACCCGGCTGACCAATGAAATGGGCAAGCTGACCAAAGAGCAGCAAGCCGCAGCCCGTGCCGCCAAGCAATTTGAAACCGCGCAAAGCCGGATTAGAACCGGCGTGGCGGTAGGTGCGGGTGTGCTGGCGGGGGGTTATGCCTTGAAAGCGCCGGTGGCCAATGCGTTGAGTTTTGACGAACGTTTGGCGGGTATGGCCAATACTGCCTTTCCGGAGCGCGGTGCCTCCGGACGTTTGGCCGGTGCTAACGAGTTGGAGGCTGTGATCAATCGCGCGGTGGACCTGAAGCAAGGGGGTGGCGGCACTCGCGACCAGGCCGCCGAGGCATTGGACGCGCTTATCGCTAAAGGCACGGTGCCAATGAACCAAGCGCTGAGCTTTTTACCGACTGTAATGCGCACGGCTTACGGCTCAGGCGCTAATCCTTTGGATATTGCTAATTTAGTCAGTGGCTTGGTGGGGCAAGGCATTACAAGTAATCAAGGCGAGCTGAAACGTGCGCTGAACATGATTACAGCTTCCGGCCAGGCCGGCGGCTTTGAGATTAAAGACATGGCGCGTGCGCTGCCCGGTCAACTGGCCGTTGGTAAAACTGCTGGCTTGGTGGGTCTGCCGGGGTTGCAAAAAATCCTGATCATGAATCAAGCCGCTGTGCTGACGGCTGGCGATACCTCGACCGCCGGTAACAACGTGCTTAATCTGTTAACCAAACTGGCGTCCAGCGACACGGCCAAGGATTTTGACAAGGCTACAGTCGGTGGTGCCGATTTAACTAAATTTTTGATGGATCAACGTATTAAGGGTGTCGATGCTGTCGATGCCTGGATGAATCTGATCGATAAATTATCGATGCGCGATCCCCAAATGAAAGCCGCGCTGGCAAAATTACAAAAGGCCGGCAACAAGACGGATCAGCAAGCGGCTATTGAGTCGATCACCCAGTTATCAGAGGGTGGTGTGATTGGCTCGTTCTTTCAAGACATGCAGGCGCGTGGCGCTTTATTTGGCCTGCGCAATAAAGCCGTGACTGATCGGGTTGGCACTTTTATCAGTCGTAACAATAGTGAGGTGGGCGCTAACGATGTCAACTTTGAAACTATGGCCGGCACAGGTGCCGCCGCAATGCGTAATGCGGAACAAGAGCTGCAAATCAGACAAAAAGAGGCTATGGAGCGGCTCATTCCAACCATCACCCGTGCTGCCGATATGTTTGTCGATCTGTCGCAGAGATATCCAGACTTAAGCGCGGCCGTGGTTGGGGCAACGCCACCGGTTATTGCGCTCGGCACTGCGGCGGGAATTTCGGCAATAGCGCTAGGCGGCGGTACTGGAGGTTTAGCAGGGGCCGCTGCCCTGACAGCCTCCAAATTAGTTTCAGCGGCGGGTGTTATTTCAGCGGCGGTAGCGGGTTATGGGTTAGGCACAAGCGTGGTCAAGCCGGCAGTGGATAGGGCTGTGCAGTATTTTACTGGCAACGATAACGCCACGCTGGGGACTGCGGTCTACGATTGGTGGAACAGCCCGGAGAACAAAAGACCCGATCCCACCGCCAAATTTGAAGGGGAATTGCTTATTGAAGTGACGCCGGGTTTCGAAGTGCGCCGCAAAGCGGCCAAACTGGGCGATTCAGCAATCGGGGTTACTACCAAACGTAATGACACCGGCAATTTCCACACCGGCGCACCAGGATCCCCCTAATGAGCTACCAAGACCGCTGGCAAACCGCTGCCTTTCGCAGCATTGAATTTCTGACCGACAGCCATGATGCCAAAGGGGGGCGCCGTTTAGCGGTGCACGAGTTCCCCGGCGCGGAATGGCCGGTTGTAGAAGACTTGGGCGGTCAGGCGTGGGACTGGTCGCTCAATGCGTATTTTATTGGTGCCGACTACGATACCGAATGTGACGCCCTGATTGCCGAACTCAATAAACCCGGCGCGGATTGGCTGATTCATCCCTGGTTAGGCCGGTTGTGGGTGCGGGCTCGGGGGTGGTCGCGGCGCGAAAGCAATAACGAGCAGGGCTTTTGCACCTTGGCGATTGAGTTTGTGCCGGGCGGTGAGCCTCCGCCGGCCGCCACACAAGATAAGGTCGATACTGCCCAGGCGGCGATTGATGGCTTGGCCGATGCGGCAGAGGCCGATTTTGATTTGCTGGCCATGGGGGAAGAGGCCTTGACGGCGTTTAATCAAGTGGTTGACGCCGGCATGTCGACCATCGATCAGGCCATATCGTTATCAGCCTTGCCGTTGACTTATGCGCAGCGCTTATTGCGCGGCAGTGCCGCTTTTAAAACTGCTTTAACGACTTTGGCCGCTGTGCCGGGTCAATACGCCAATGCGTTTCGCAGCCTGACCCATAGTATGGGCTTGGGCGCGGATGAAGACGGATTGCCGGCTACTGACCGGCCGCGTTGGGTGTCTCGGTTATCGGTGTTAGCGGTTTCTAAAGCTCAGCCGGTGTTGCTGACACCGTCCGGCACGGTGATTATTGATCCGGTGGTGCGCGGCAATCTGCAAAGAGAAAGTGTTTTGCAAAGCCGCTTGTTATTGAGTGCCGCTTTGCAGGTGGCGCTGGTGGACTATGCCACCGAAGCTGACCGCGAACAGACGTTACGGGCAGTCGATACCGCAGTTGACACGCTGCTGCCGTCCTTGCCGGACCCTGTTTTTCAAGCGGTCGTTTCTGCTCGCACTGCGTTAATTCAAGCGGTGCTGGCGCAAGATTTAAAGCCGCAGCAAATTCGCGACGTGGTCCAGCCCTTACCCGCCACTGTGTTGGCGCATCGCATGCAGATTGATGAGGCGGTGTTGATTGCCCGCAATGGCGTGCGCCATCCTTTATTTGTGCGGGGGCGTGTGTATGGTTGAGATTAAATTCAACGGCCAGCGCTACGCTTACTGGCAAAACGTGCATATCAGCGCGTCGGTGGATGATTTGGCGGCGTCGGTTAATTTGGCGGTGACGCGATCCGGAACCGGTGAGCGTTTGGGCGTGGATGCCAATACCGTCATTGAGGTGCTGATCGATAACACGGTGGTGGCAACGATCCGCCCGGATTCAATCAGTCGGCATGTCGATGCTACCAGTCACAGCATCAGCATTGAAGCGCGGTCTTTGGGCCGGGAGTTGATCGACTGCCAGTATTCACAAACCCTGTCCGGTTTAAAGTTGGAAGAGATTGTAAACAAGCTGTGCAGCACGTTTAACGTGCCTGTGAAGATTGCTGCGGAAACGGCGGTGGTACCGGATTTTAGTTTGCAATGCGAGTCGCCGGCCAATGCGTTGATCAATGCGGCCCGTGCGGCTAATTTGCTGCTGTATGCCACGCCCGATGGCGGCCTGATGTTGACTAACCCATCCGGCGCAGCCCCTGTTGCGACGCTGGTCTATGGTGAGCATATCAAATCGTTTAGTGTGGTGGATGAATACAAGTTGCGTTATTCCGAATATTTAGTCAAAGGCTACGACTACCAAACCGATCAGGCGCTGAAAGGCGCGGTGAAGGATGCCGGGATTGATTTTTTTAGGCCGCTGCACATCATGGCCGATAAAACCGGCCAGGGCTTGGGCGGTTGTGATCGGCGGGCTACTTCGGAACGTAACCGCCGCCAGGCGCGGGCCAACCGGATCGAGCTTGAGGTTTACGGCTGGACGCATCAAAACGGCGTATGGGACATCAATACCCAGGTTCGGGTCATCATTCCGCAAGAAGCTATCGACGGTGTGTATCTGATCGGCGACCGCGCGTTCTCGTTGGACGACCAGCGCGGCAGCATGACACAGATGAGCTTGATGAAACGGGAGGCGTTTGCCGGTGAGTAATCAAATCTGGAACCGCTTGCAATTGGTCTTTGCACAAGGTGTGGCGACGTTGGTGGGCGCTGGCAAAGTGCAGGCGCGGGTGTTGGATAACGAGGTGTTAGATAACCTCAATCGCATTGAGCCGTATGGGTTTAGTTATCGGCCCAAGCCCGGCGCTCAGGTGTATTTGGCGTTTCCATCCGGAGACCGCAGTTACGGTGTGGCGCTGGTGGTGGGCGATAAGCGCTATCAGCTGGATTTACAGGAAGGCGAAGTGGCGATTCATGATGATGAGCTGAACCACCGTATCACGCTAACTCGGTCGGGTATTGTGATTGAGGGCGGCGGGCATGATGTTGTGATCACTGATGCACCTACGGTTATCGTCAATGCCGGCACGGTGCAGGTGAACGGAGGTGATGTGATTGCTGACGGCATTTCGTTAAAAGAACATGTGCACGGTAATGTGCAGTCCGGCAGCGGCCAGACCGGCCTGCCGCAGTGAGGGGTTTATGTTAAAGCTGATTCAGATTGATAACAGCGTGTTTGACCTGGTGTTTGATGAGGCGTCGGCTGATGATGCAGCGATTCAAACCGTGGTGTATGCCGTGCTGTTTACCGATGCCGAAGCCCCTGAAAACCGGGTGCCGGATCGGTTTGAGCGGCGCGGCTGGTGGGCGGAACCGGAAGCCGGTACCGGCATTTGGCACGTGCGCCGTCAGCCGTTAAGCCAATCGGCTCGGCGCGAGGCACTGTTTATGGTGGAACAGGCGCTGTTGGATCATGGCGTGTCGGCGGTTACCGTGACGGAAGACCCGGTAGTCGCTGGAAATGTTTCCGGCGTGTTCTTGCGCATCAGTGGTTTGCATAATGGTCGTCAATTTAATGTGAGCGTGCCCCTGTGACCGATTACGTCCGCCCCAGTTACCCTGAACTTAAAGCCCGCATCGATACGGATTTGGCCGCTATGCCGTCGGTGTTGCGCGGGCCATTGTCGGCAGCCTGGGGCCGGGCTTGTCACAGTCAACATGGTTTTTTGGAGTGGATTGACAAGCAATGCTCGCCGCTGACCTGCGAATTAGAACGGCTGTATGACTGGGCGGCGCTGTATGGCGTTGACCGGTTGGCGGCCACTCCCGCGACCGGCACCGTGTTAGCGACCGGCACGCCAGGTACTGCATTGCTGGCGGATACCGTGATTCGCGGTCTAAACGGCCTGGATTATACGGTGCTGGCTGCAGTGACTTTGGGCGTAGGCACTACGCCGGTTGTCGTGCGTTGTGTAACGCTGGGCAGCATCGGCAATTTGTTGTCTGCGCAAACCTTGACGCTGGTAGATCCGGTGCCGGGTGTGAATAGCACGTTAACTGTTGACGTCTCCGGCATCGGTGGCGGCGCGGAAATCGAAAGCCTGGAAGATTGGCGGGTGCGCGTGGCGGATGAATGGCGCACGATGGTGACCCGCGGCGCACGATCCGGCAAGCCGGAAGATTATCAATTTTGGGCTAAAACCGCTCATCCATCGGTTACTACGGCATTAGTGCAAGTGCATGCGTTAGGCATGGGCACAGTGATCGTTCGTCCGATTTGTAATACGCTTACTGATCGTTTGCCCACACCGGCGGTTATCGATGCCGTCAGTGTGTTTTTATTAGATATCGTCCCGGCTACCGCCGATTGGAGCGTGGTTGCTCCAATTGTGCATACGGTGACGGTGTCCATTGATTTATTTCCAGGTTACGACACTTCGGACAACCGCAATGCAATTGCAGCGGCGTTATCCGCTTTAGTGTTAGCCAAACCCAGTGAGACGTCGTTGCTGGCCATGGCCGAGATCGATGCCGCCATTGCTACTGTGACGACACAATATACCCGCATTGCGCCGGTGGCCGATATTCCTATCGGCGCCGGTGAGGTGCTGGTATTGCAGCCTGTGGTTTGGGTGTGATGCTAATCGTCAATCATTCCGTTGCCGAATTTGCCGCTGCGCAAAAAGCGCTGTTACCGCCCGGATCTGCCTGGGATTGGCCGGTAGGTGGTTTGGGTCATGATTTGTTGTTGGGTATGGCGGCTGAGCTGGCCCGCGTTGAGGCGGAAACCCAAGCCGTGCTGGATAACGCGATTGAAACACATCGCCCTAAAGTTAGCAGCTGGCATATCAGCGAGTATAGGCGTGTCGCGAATGAGGCAATTGCCGGCGTGACAGAGTCGATGCCGCGTAGCATGTTTGGCGTCGGCAGCCATGTTGGCGATAGATTATGGAGCGTAGACGGGCCGGATACTACGTTTCCGGTCGATCTGGTGCAGGTCGATCATTTGATCCGGCCATTGCGTGTCGGCAGTGTGGTGGGCGATCGATGTTGGGGGCATCGCAGCCGCTACATTCTCGGGGTGCGTTATTACCGGTCGGTAGTCGATCCGGAAGTGTTATGGGATGCGTTGGCCAATTTTAAGCAAGCGCACGTGTTTCTGTGGTTTGAAGATATCACCGGCAGCGGTGGAGAGGTAAGTTATGCATAGGATTGATGGTGCCGGTCATGTCGGTAATATGTTTGTGACCGAGGATACCGGGTTGAGTCGCCCGCCGACCGAGGTGACGGATACGTGGCTTAATGCAGTGCAAGAGGAAATTTCTAATTCGATCGAGGCAGCTGGGCTGGTATTAAATGGTGCTGATAATACTCAACTGGCGCAAGCGATAGCACTGGTAGCCCCGGTTGGCACAGTGATCTATTTTGCAGCGTCAACCGCGCCAACAGGTTACGTCAAGGCTAACGGTGCATCATTAAGCACCACATCCTACGCCGACCTTTTTAGCGTTCTTGGCTATCAATTTGGCGGCTCAGGCAGTTCGTTTTTACTGCCTGATTTGCGCGGGGAGTTTTTGCGCGGATGGGATGATGGGCGCGGGGTTGATACTGGGCGCACGTTTGGCAGCTGGCAAAAAGGCTCTCCGATTATGCACGACGATGATAATGTCGCTAATACTCTCGCGTATTTAGTCGGACAAGCATCATCATTTAATACTAGCCTGACTGACGTTTGGAGTGAATCAATACCTCCCGCAGTCTGGACAACGCCGACCACAGCACTAAATAGCGTAGCGTCTACTGGTTTTATTGGCATGGCAAGGCCGCGCAATACCGCGCTTTTAGCGTGCATCAAATACTGAGGACAATCATGCAAATCTATCATTACAGTTCGGTTACCCACGAGTTTTTTACCACATCGCAAGCCGACGAGTCGCCGCTTGAGCAGGGTGTTTTTTTGATACCGTCTGACGCAACTTCCGTGCAGCCGCCATCAACCGGCATTAATCAGGCCGCCATTTTTAACGGCTCTGCATGGTTAATTGTTAATGATTTTCGGGGTACGGTTTATTACATGCCTGACGGATCACGTCACGAAATTACGGTTCTTGATAGTGTGCCGCCGCTGGAGTCCTCGCCAAACCCTCCGCCTCCTTCACTGGAGCAACAGCAGACGACGCTGCTAAATGCGATTAATAGTGAACGCGGCTGGCGCTGGCGTGCTGGCTTTCCGGTTCAGGTGGGCGGCGTAACCAAGTGGTTCCATTCTGACGAATTTAGCCTGACTCAGCATTTAGGCCTGAAAGACAAAGCGAGGGATGTGTTGGCCGCCGGTGGTGCACTGTCTGACAGCATCACCATTGCCGGTCAGCCGGTGTATTGGTCAACGATGGACGGTTCACAAGTAGCCATTACTGCGCAAGTGGCGTTTGATTTGGTGGCCGGGGCGGCTTTACAGCAAGCGTTGGTGTTTCTTTCCAGCCAGGCGCATGAAGTTGCTATCAATGCAGCTGAAGATTTATCCGATTACGATGTGTTGGCCAATTGGCCGGCGGTATTTGTCGAGTAATTAAACGGTGCGACCGCGACGGGTGTTAGTGCACCCCTCGCGGCCACCTCCAGCAGAAGAGGCTGCTTTTAGCCTTGGCACCGTGCCGTGTACACAGCGTGTCAAGCCTAGTTCAAAGTGGCTGTTTATGGAAATTGTTCGTTGTTTAAACTGTAATAAAAAACTGGCTGAAGCGGAGTTTATCCGCCTGTCTATCAAGTGCTCCCGCTGCGGAGCACTGAATCAACTGAAGGCCACAGAGCCTCTTAATCAAGAGGCTTGCAATGGCAAAACCAATAATTCCCTGGGTAGGCGGCAAACGCCGCCTGGCTAAAACTATTCTGCCGATGTTTCCCGATCACAGTTGTTATGTTGAACCCTTCGCGGGTGGAGCAGCGCTGTTTTTTATGAAGGACCGCGCAGAAGTTGAAGTGTTGAATGATATCAATGGTGATTTGGTGAATCTTTACAGGGTCGTTAAACACCATTTGGAGGAGTTTGTCAGGCAGTTTAAATGGGCTTTGGTGAGTCGGCAGATTTATGAGTGGCTCAAGCAAACGCCGGGTGAACCACTGACGGACATTCAGCGAGCGGCCAAGTTCTATTATCTTCAGAAAATGGCGTTTGGGGGCAAAGTATCAAACCAAACATTCGGCACGGCAACGACCAGTCCGCCAAGGCTGAACTTGCTGCGTATTGAAGAAGAGCTGTCAGCCGCGCATTTGCGGTTGTCACGCGTCTTTATTGAGCATGTGGCCTGGGATGATTGCATTCGTCGTTATGATCGCGAACACACCTTGTTTTATTTGGACCCGCCTTATTGGGGCACTGAAGGTTATGGTGTTGAATTTGGGCTGGAGCAGTACGACAAGATGGCTCAATTGGCGAGGTCTATCAAAGGCAAAATGATCGTGTCGGTGAATGATATTCCGGCAATGCGAGATGTTTTTAGTGGCTTGGTTGTCGAGTCGACTGACATCGATTATACAGTCGGTGGTGGCGGTCGAAGAAAGCCCGCACGCGAGCTGATAATCAGGAACTTTTAAGCGTTTATTACGTGTCCGGAATTCAAGCCAAATATGGGTTTATTCCCCGTCCGGAATTCAAGCGCATTTTGTCCGGAATTCAAACGCGCTTTACTCTGNGGNNCAGTGTAA